CAGCATCACTTCTGGCAAGATCCGGGCCGCCACGAAGGAGGAGATGCGGAAGCTCGGCTTCTCGTCCCCTGACCGCGGCGACGCCCTGATGTACTCGTTCGCCCTGTCTGAAGACCTCATCATGCCCACCGTCCGACAGAGCACCACCCCGTACGCTGACAGCATGGGCGTCGCCGACCACAGCGAGAACCACCTGTGGGAGAACGTGCGTTCGCGTGGTCGCCGCTATCATGGCACTCGTCAGCCCGTAAACCCCGTCTTCGGGGTCCCCGACTAGGAGCACCTCCTCATGGAACGATGGACCGGCGGCACCGATGAGCTTGCCGAGCACGGCTGCTACATCTGCGGGAACCGAGACAACCTCCTCTCCACCGAGGTCATCATCGACACCGAAGGCATCCTCGCGCTCTGCTCAGGCTGCGTCGTCACCCTCGCCAAGTTCGGTGGGTACCGCCTCTGGTCCCCCGAGATGGAGGCCGAGTTCGAGCACTACAAGGTACGCGCCCGAGACGCCGAGCACTACCAACGGGTCGCTGAGGACGCGGTCATCAAGCTCGTCGAGGCCGGCACCGAGATCAACGCGCGGCGCGAGGACGAGAAGGCCCTCCTGGCCGAACGCCTCGGCGAGCGGGACTCCGCCGGCCGCTTCGTCTCCAAGTCCTCGCCGCTGCAGGTCGGTCAGGTCGTCGCCACCGATGTATGAGCTGCTGGCTGGCTTCGCCTTCGCCCTCCCCGTCATCGGCATCCTGATCTGGCAGGTCCAGATCCTGCGGGCCGCGCTCGCTTCCGAACGCCAGCGGTGCCTCGAGCTGGTCGACCGTCTCAGCAGCCGGGACTACGAGCACTTCGCTGCCGTCAAGCGGTTCGTCGAGCCGTGGAACGAGGACGATCTCCACCCCGAGAGCAACGATGGGGTGGCGGTGCTGGTCGACCCCACGGGGATGTTCGAGGCTGAGTCACCGCCGATCCCGTAGGCTGGGACCGTGGCCGACAACATCACTGACCCGTCCCCCAAGGGCGGCAACCCGTTCATCCCGCCGAAGGATCCTGTCGAGCTGGTCGCTTGGCTCGACCGCAAGGTCTCCGACGGCCGGAAGAAGCTGCCCGAGCTGCGCCTCAAGATGAACATGGCGTACATGCTCGGCCACCAGTGGGTCATTTGGGACGAGAACCGGAAGCAGTGGGCTCGCCCCAAGACCAACCCGGACGACCCCAACGCGCCCGTGCGTCTCACGATCAACAAGATGGGTTCCATCGTCGAACGTGCCGTGGCGAAGCTCACGAAGGAGAACCCCATCCCCGAGTGCCGTCCCGCATCGGACGACGACAACGACGTCGCGGCCGCCAAGGTCGGCACTCGGATGCTCACCCACGAGATGGACCGGGTGAAGTGGGGCTTCTTCCTCACCAGCTTCATGTTCTGGCCAGTCACGCTCGGCTGGTCCTACGCCCATGTGGCCTGGGACCCCGACGCCGGCCCGTCCCTCGACCTCGACCCCAGCGGCGAGCTGAAGCAGGGCGAGATCGTCATTGAGAAGGTCCCCGCCTACGAGATGGGTGCCGACCCGTCGGCCACCGACTGGGACGCCGTCGGCTGGTGCTCCCGCACCGTCACCATGACCAAGGAGGGTGTGTGGGAGCGCTGGGGCGAGATGCCCGACGGCGCCGAGAGCGGCCGCACCATCCTCGACGAAGTCAACGATCTGTCCAACGCCAGCGGCGTCGCCCACGACAAGGACAACAGCAAGGGCGACTTCGTGAAGGTCCACCAGTTCTGGATGAAGCCCGGCCGGCGCGCCGCGCCGAAGGGCATGGTCGTGACGTGGTGCGGCAAGACGATCCTCGAGGGTCCCATGCCCTTCCCGTACGACCACGGCAAGCTCCCGTTCGTCCCGTGCTACCTGCTCCCCGGCTTCGGCGACGCCCAGGGACGCACCTGGGTCGACGACCTCATCCCGATGCAGACCGACTACAACGACGCGCGCTCCCGTGAGGCCCAGCTCCGCCGCACCATCATGCCGAAGCTGATGGCCCCCATCGGATCCATCGACGCGAGCCGCATCACCAGCCGCGCCGAGATCATCCAGTACGCCAACGTCAACGGCGCTCCGAAGTGGGACATCCCCGACTCCGGGTGGATGACCCAACACGAGCAGGGCATGACCCGCTCCGACAACGAGATGGGCGAACGCTCCGGGCAGAACGACGCCACCCAAGGTGGCGCCGGCAGCTCCAACATGCCCGCCGCTGCCATCCTCGCCCTGCAGGAAGCCGACGACACCAAGCTCGCCATCAGCGCCAAGCTGCTCTCCCAGTTCGTCCAGAACGTCGGGTGGCATATGCTCATGCTCATCAAGCAGTACTGGACCGAGGACCGCATCATCCGCACCTGGAGCGAAGACGGCGACCTCGAGGCCCAGCGGTTCTCCGCCGCCGACATCGCCACCGTCATGGACGTCCACATCGAGGCTGGGTCGACGCTGCCCCGCTCCCGCTCGGCCCGCACGCAGCTCGCCATGCAGCTCGCCCCGCTCGGGCTCATCAAGGAGCCGAAGGACCTGTTCAAGCTCCTCGACCTGCCTGGCGGCGAGTTCCTGATGGAGCACATGAACCTCGACTCGAAGCAGGCGCAGCGCGAGAACAGCCGGCTGCGCGTCGGGGTCCAGTGCCAGGTCCACGGGTGGGACAACCACGAGGTCCACATGACTGAGCACAACGACTACCGGAAGTCCCAGGAGTACGACAGCCTGCCCCCGCACATCAAGGCGTGCGTCGACGCGCACTCCGACATGCACGCGAGCCTCGTTCTCCAGCAGCTTGCTGGCCCCGGCGTGCCCGGCACCAACCAGGCCGACCCTGGCTCGCTGCCGCCCATCGCTGGCCGCCCGGACCTTGCACAGCCCCCCGGCCCGCAAGGCACCCAGCCGGCCGGCGGGGCCCCGATGTACGTCAACCCCGCCACCGGGCAGCCGAACAACCCGCTCGACGTCGCATCAGGTCAGGCGGCGAGCCCCCTCGCTGGCACGCCCAGCGCCAACAAGGTCGCCGGCATCGGCGGCCCTGGACAGCCTGGCAAGGTCCCCGGCGCATCGACTGACAGCCAAGCTGCGTCGATGGGCAGGTAGTACTTCAGAACCAGTGCAGTAGGCTACTTTCGTAGTACATCCCGAGCACCTGACTGACCCCGGAGGTCACAGAACCATGCCCGCAGAAGACACCGCCGCCGCCGTCGACGCGCCCCAGGAGGGTCCCGACGGATCCGAAGACATCGGCCTCGAGGCCATCGCACCCGAGGGTGCAGCCTCCGACGCTCCCGACCCTTGGGCCGAGCCGCCCGAGCTGGACGAGGCGCTCGAGCAGTTCGACCGCCCCTACGTCGAGGGGCTCCGCTCGCAGGCTGCGGACTACCGCACCCGTGCGAAGGAGTACGCCGACGCCATCGGTGAGCTGCCTGTCGAGGACGTCAAGACCGCCGCCGAGCTGCTGTCCAACCTGCAGACCGAGCAGGGCGTCATCTCGATGTTCTACCAGACCGGCCAGGCGCTCGGCCTCGGTGCGAAGGAGATGGAGGCGCTGTTCGCCGCTGGTTCCGAGGACCCCGCCGACGAGATCGATCCCGACGACGACGAGGTGCTCACCAAGGCCGACCTGAAGGCCGCGCTCAAGGCGCAGCAGGAGCAGCTCGCCACCGCCTCCCAGGAGGCGCAGATCGAGGTGGCACGCGGCGCAGCCACCAACGCGCTCGCCACCACATTCGCCACCCTGGCCATCGCCGACGAGGTCGAGAAGTCCGAGATCATGATTCACGGCGAGAAGTACCTGCCGGCGAACGTGGACATCCCGACGGCCGAGCAGGTCGAGACTGCTGTCCGCAAGGGCTACGACGACTGGAACAAGGCCAACGAGGCCCGCGTCCAGAAGTACCTGACGACGAAGCGGGCCCAGCGGGACCAGTCCCCGAAGACGCTCGGCGAGAACGCTGGCGCCGGCGCTGAGGAGCAGAACACCGAGAAGCGCACCCTCACCCAAGTCATCGAGGCACGCCGGGCACGGGAGCGGGCGAACCGCTAGACCCCCCCGTTTATTCCTCGGAGATATTGTGGGGGCATGCCCCAGTCCCTCACCAACTTCGACGCAGCCCTCAAGGACGACTACGGACCCGGCCTCCGTGAGTCGGTCAACAGCGCCAACCCGGTCTGGTCCGAGATCAGCACCAACGAGGAGGACATCCAAGGCCGCCAGGCGGTCTGGAGCGTCCACACTGGACGGTCGACCTCGACCGGAGCACGCGGCGAGCTGGCTGCGCTCCCCACGGCCGACCGGCAGCGCTTCCAGCAAGTGCGCGACAACCTCGCGTACCTGTACCACACCATCAAGGTGTCGGGACCGGCGCAGGCCCTCACCAAGAACGACAGCGGATCGTTCACCCGCGCGCTCGAGTACGAGCTGAAGGGCGCCGAGAAGGACCTCAAGAACGACTGCTCCCGCCAGAGCTACAACGCGGCCGTGTCGATCTCGTCCACGCTGTACCTCGGGTCGCTCACCGGTACCGCCAGCACGGCGGGCACCACGACCACGCAGACGTTCGGCTCCGCCGACCGTGCCGAGCTGCGGGCCGTCTTCGTGAACGAGGCCATCGACATCATCAACGGGTCGACCGGCGTCTCGCGCGGCACGACCATCGTCACCGCCAACAACCTGACCACGAAGGTCGTCACCTTCGCCCCGGCAGTCGCCGGTGCCACCACGGGTGACTACATCGCACGCCAGGGGAACTTCCAGGCAGCGACAGCAGCCGGTGGCGAGATGAACGGTCTCCGCCACCTCATCCACGACACCCAGGTCTACGCCAACCTCGACCCGGCCACCGAGCCACAGTGGGCAGCGAAGACCAACGGAACCACGTCGACCCCGATCTCCGAGGTGCTCCTCGAGCGCTCGAAGGAGATCGTCCAGACCGAGGGTGATGGATCCACCCCCGACCTCTGGCTCGCCGAGCACTCCCAGGTGACCAAGCTCGCCCAGGATCTGCAGGCCCGCAAGCGGTACGACGTCTCCACCGAGAAGCTCCCCGCCGGCTGGGAAGGCGTCAAGCTCACCGTCGGCACGCTGGTGAAGGACCGGTTCAACCCGGACTCCTACATCTTCGGCATCACCAAGAGCGAGATCAGCCGCTTCGTCGGCCTCGACTTCACCTGGGACGACGACGACGGCCGAGTGCTCTACAAGGCGCTCGACAACAGCGACGCGGTCGAGGCACGCTTCAAGGCGTACCAGAACCTCAACGTCACGAACCGCAACAGCCACGTCTTCGTGCGCGTCTCGACTCCGACCTTCTAGTCGGACATCCACACTCAACGGGGGCCCCGGCATTGCCGGGGCCTTCGTCGTACACTGGCCTCATGCCCTCGCCGCTCGTCAACGACCCCACCATCGGCTGGCTGCACTCCGGTGCGCAGGAGCTGCAACGCCAGCTCCGCAACGGCAACGGCGCAGACTGGCCGGGCGACGACCGGCTCTCCCTGGCGCTTCGCGTCGTCAAGCACCCTATCCGCACCGAGATCCTCGGGCGGCGCTACGAGGTGTGGCGCAACATGGAGGACGGGCGCTTCGAGATGATCTACCACTGCCGGCTCGACGAGTTCGACCGCATCCTCCCCGACCTCGTCCTCATGCGGATGGACTCCCCCGCCTGGGTCTCCGCCGAGAAGCGCATGGACGCCAACAACGCCGCCATCGAACAGACCAACGCCGACCTCTACGTCGAACGCATGTTCCCGATGATGGAGCACCTCAAGGGTCTCCGCGAGCACCACAACCCCCACGAGTCGAAGACCAAGTTCTTCCTGAACGAAGGCAAGCGCCCCGATGCCCGGTAACAAGGCGCTCGACTGGGTCGAGGTCACTGACTTCAGCCCCGGCCTCGTCACGGCCAACCACCTCCAGATGCCCGCCACCGGCGCGCAGGTCCTCACCGACTACATGCCCGGCGTCGAGGGTGGCCTCGTTGCGGCCCCCGCAGGGACGAGCTTCAGCACCACGGGCATCGTCTCCACCGGGGTCGTCTGCGGCGTCTTCCGCTTCAGCCCAGTCGTGTTCCGCTCCGGGGCCGTCGGCGACACCTTCGACCAGCTCGTGTTCGTGTTCGACACCGCCACCAATCAGGTGAAGGTCTACCGCTGGGACAACGGCACCGTCGCCGCACCGAGCTGGGTCCTCATCAAGACCCACGCCGCCGTCGCCGCCACCCCCAACCGCATCATCTGCGACACCTTCACCGACAGCACTGGGGCCCGGTTCTACATCTACAACCTGTTCCAGACCAGCAGCGACGACGGTGTCTGGTCGATCACCTACTCCACCGGCGCCGTCGCCCGCCTCAAGACCGGCGGCGTCACCACCGTCGCCGTGCAGGACGACCGGATCTTCGCCTCCATCGCCAACGTCCTCTGGTGGACCGACTCGCAGACACAGACGTTCGGCGCCCCGAACAACCTGCCCATCAACGCCTCCCAGGCCGGCAACCAGATTTGCTCCATCGTCCCGTTCGCCCCGAGCGACCTGTTCATCGGGTGCCGCACCGCCCCGTGGGTCATGCTCCAAGGCGACATCACCGACCCCGTCGTCCGCAGCATGAGCGACGCGCGGACCCCCGGCGCCGGCCAGAACGGTGTCTTCACCACCGAAGGGATCGGCTTCATCGGCGGCGGGCAAGGGATCTACCTCACCGGCGACGGCCAGAACTTCACCGACATCAGCGCCCAGCTCGCCGCCTCCACCTGGCGGCAAGACGTCAGCGGCGCCGATGCCAACGGCGACGTTGGCGCCGGCAACGTCGCCTACCAGAACTTCTTTCTGTTCGCCCCCCACGGCCACGTCTTCGACCTGCGGACACACTCCTGGTTCCGGCTCTCCAACCTCATCGCCGCCGCCGACCACTGGCACAACGCCCAGGACGGCAACGGGCGGATCCTCCTGGCAGCAACCGGCGGCCCCGGCTTCGGTCTGTACGTCTACCGGGCCAACGAGGACACGCCGGCCGTCTCAGGCACCTACAAGAGCGCCCCGCTGCGTGACCCATCGGGCCGGCAGATCCGCATTCGAGAGGTGCAGGTCTACGCGCGCGCCTACAACGCCGCGACCTCCACGATCACCGTCACCGTCAACGGCACAGCTCGAGCGGTCACCATCGCCCCGTCGGGGTCCCTCCAGCACCTCAGCTTCCTGTTCAGCGAGTACGGCCACGAGCTGGACGTGCAGGTCGTCGGAGCCAGCAACGGCGCCGTCTCGGCCCCCGATATCGAGGTTGTCCGCATCGGCACCTCGGCCGGCCACTTCCTCGTCTGACCGGTAGGCTGGCTGCATGGCAACGGTCACGGCTCTCTCTGTTCGCTGCGCTGCGCGCTTCCACGACACGGCGAACAGCATCGTCAGCCAAGCCGAGTGGGTCAACCTCCTGAACGACGCCTACTCCTGGGTCCACAACCAGATGGGCAGCTCCGAGTGGGCCCACAAGCAGGCCACCGCCACCCTTTCCATCGGCGCCGCAGCCACCTCGGTGGCGCTCCCCGTCGACGCGCAGCGTGTCCTCGTCGTCTGGAACGACACGGACAAGGTGCTCATGGGGCCCCTCAAGGGCAACAACGTGCCGCGCGCCCGGTTCGGCGACTTCGTCACCACCGTTGGCCAGCCGGGCTTCTACCGGATCTACGCCAACACCCTCCAGGTGTACCCGACCCCCACGGCCACGACCTCCATCATCATCGACTACCTCGCCACGCCGAGCACGCTCAGCCTCGCCGGCGGCGGCGGCACTGTCACCACGCCGGCGTTCCCCGCTGAGTACCATCAGATCCTGGTCGAGTACGCGCTGTTCCTCGCCTACGTCGACGACGACAACGCCGACGTCGCCGGTGGCCACCTCCAGGTCGCCCAGGGGCTCCTCACGCAGATGCAGGCGGCCCTGATGGTGGGCCAGGAGGACACCTACCCGCAGATCGTCGATCAGTGGTACTCGGTCTAGACTGACTGCATGGCCTCCCTGCAAGACTTCTACAGCGCGCCGGGCGGATCGCCTCTCCCGATCCAGCTCCAGCAGCTCCAGCAGAACGAGGCCCAGTCCCGTGAAGACTCCGGGCTGACCAAGAACCGTCTCGGTGTCATGTACGGCCGGGGCCTCACCAACATCACCAACGCCGCGAGCGCGCGCGGCACCGTCCGGGGCGGGCAGGTTGGCGTCCGAGCCGACCAGGCCCGTGAGGACTTCAACTACCAGAACAGCGACGTCGACCGTCTCCTGAACCGCCACCTGGCGGATCTCCAGTACAACCGGATCATGGCGACACTCGGGACCACCCTGGGTGGTGGCTTCTGATGGCGAGCACCAAGGGGTTCGGGAGCTTCCTCAACGGAGCTGGGCAGCAGGCTGGCCGCGCCGTCGGCAAGGCGTTCGGCATCAAGCCGCAGGTCCCCGGCTGGGGTGGCTTCCTCAACGCCCCGATCAACAAGGTCTCGAACGCCGCCGGCAAGGTGCAGCAGGCGCTCCCCACGGCGCCGCCTCGCCAGCAGGCGCCACCTCCGACTGACCAGATGCCTTCCGACTACCTCAACGCCTACCACGCCTCGTTCGCCCAGGCACGCGGCGACATCGAGAACCAGTTTCGGACGGCCCTGCAGGACCTGTCGGGCCGAGAGAACCTGTCGCAAGGCGTCGTCAACAGTCTCCCTGGCCGGTACGCCGGTGTCTACAACGGGGCCAACGCCCAGCTCGACCAGCAGGCCGCCGCGTCCCTCCAGCAGCAGCAGGGTCAGCACCTCCAGAGCTTCGCCCCCGCCGACGCTGGCGTCGCCGCACAGAAGGCAGCGATGACCGCTGGAGCTGCCAGCCGGCAAGCCGACGTCCCGCTCGTCCAGGCCGGTGTCACCTCCGAGGCCAGCCGCATGCGCGGCGGGCTCGGACAGGCACGTCTCGGCGCGCTCGCTGACATCAGCACCCGCGAGGACGAGGCAAACATCCAGGCGCAGCGTGACGCCCAGCAGGCCCGCCAGCAGTGGGACATGGCGAAGCAGCAGCACGACTGGTCCGTGCAGGACCGGCAGAGCGACCCGCGCATGGACCCCCGGTACAACCCGACCTGGGCCCAGCAGCGCAAGGCAGCCCGAGAAGACGCGCTGTGGCAGCAAGGCATCGCCTCCGGGCAAGCGAACACCGACCTTCGCCGGCAGGGCCTCGCCAACTACAACAGCTTCGGGCAGGCAGACATCTCCGCCGACCGTGGCAACGCCATGCGCCTCGGCGCTCCGCAGCAGTACAAGCAGATCCTCAACGGCCCCGCCTACCAGCGGGCCGTCGGCGAGATCGGATCGACCCGTGGCCGCACCTTCGGCGAGGCCGCCAAGAACGTCCTGAGCCCTGGCGGTCTGCTCAACACCTTCCGGCCCGGACCCAAGCGGACCTGGCAGGACGAGGTGAAGAAGCTCCAGCAGGCCGGCAAGTACCGGGCCGCAGCGGTCCTCGCCGCAAAGTACCAGGGTCGCTAACCTGGACGTATGGCGTACACCCCCCCTTGGGAGATCGCAGCTCAACGTCGCAAGCGCCAGGCGCAAGCCGGGGGCGGTTCGTCGTACCCGAGCGCTGACAACGGGGGCGGCTGGGGTGGCCTCGGTCTAGGCAACCTCCTCGAGATGCCCGGCAAGTTCGTCCAGGGCATCGGGCAGCTCGGCGTCGGCATGGTCACCAACCCCGGCGACACCACGCAGAACTTCGCCGAAGGGGTCGGACGCAGCTTCCTCTCCACCGCCGACACCGTCACCGGCGGGCTCGCCCACAAGCCGCTCGCCACGCTCGGCGGCGGAGACCAGTACGTCCAGCCCGCATGGAACCGCCGGGGCGGGATCCTCCCTGCACTCGTCGAGGACACCCTCAACGCCTCCATCATCGCCAGCGGCGGCGAGTCTGCGTTCATGAGCAGTGCCCGAGCAGCCGACGAGGCTGCCGCCACGGCTGCGGCTGCCGGGGACACCGTCGGCGCTGAGGCAGCCGCTGCTCGAGCTGCCACGGCTCGGGCCAGCGCCGCGCGCGCCCACGTCGTCGCCCACCCGTTCAAGAGCGCCTACACCAAGATCATCCGCCCCTACGCCCAGGCCGGCGAAGCGACCAAGCTCGCCGCCGCCAGCGTCGTCACCAAGCCGACCGCAGAGGCAGCGTCCATCGCCGAAGCGCAGGGCCCCGGCGGCTCCTACGGTCGGGACATCCTGGCCGGCGTCGAGGACACCCCGGTGCGGCAGGCAGCTCAGGTCCACCCCGAGGTGCAGGCGTACCACGACCAGTACGGGACGCAGCACGGCCTCGAGCAGCCGACCCCGGTCGACACCAGCCTCCCCGACCTGAGCCCAGCTGCGCGCCAGACGATGGCCGACACCTACAACCACCCCGACTTCGCCACCCCCAACGACCCAGCCACCCAGGCTTCCTACCAGGCACTCGCCAACGAACGGGACGCTCAGTACGATTTCCTGACCCGGCCACGCGACCAGGGTGGGCTAGGTATTCGTGTCGAAGTCGTCGCCGACAACAACCACGCCCAGCCGTACGCCACTGCCCAGGAGATGTTCAACGACATCGAGCAGAACGGCCGTATGAAGATCAACAACACCGGTCCCGGTGAGGAGCACCCACTCTGGACCCCCGAGGAGAACAACCGGTTCCGGGCTATCCACGACTACTTCGGCCACCGGGAGAACCTCAACGACTTCAGCCGCCACGGCGAGGAGATTGCCTACCAGGCCCATGCACGCATGTTCAGCCCCGAGGCCCGCCGGGCCCTCGCCACAGAGACCCGCGGGCAGAATGCCGCTCTCATCACCTCGAAGATCGATGCCGAGGCGGCAGCGGCGGCTGGTGAGATCGATGCTCAACGGGCAGCTACTACTGGCCTTAGTCCGCTCGAGCAGGCAAGCGCCGACGCTGCTGCCCATGCGGAAGCCACGGCGCCGCCGCCTGCAGCAGCGAACGAGTCTCTCCTAGCTAGTCGGCCACCCGAACCAGAGGCTCCGGTCACCCTGTACCGAGGTGAGCCTGCAGGGGGCGCCGCCACGAACCCGCTGTTCCACACTGAGGAAAGCTACGCCCGCAACTACGCAGGCGCCGACGGTGTCGTGAAGCAAGTCACCGTGCCGGAGAGTGTCGCAAGGCAGGCCAGTCACCCCGACACGCTTGCCGAATACGGCCGAGTGACTAACCAGCCGACCCCAACCTCCGGCTCAGCTGTGCTCCCCAACGAATGGGCTGATGTCGCCTACCAGGCGCCCACAGCAGCTGCCCCCGTCGAAGGGACCTTCGCGCCACAGAAGCTCGGCCTCATGCCCGAGCGCATGGCCGACCCGCTCTACGGGCACACGACCTACACCAGCACCGCTGACCCGGTCGCCGTCGGCGAACGTGAGCTGATCGCCGACGAGACCAAGGCCAACGCCGAAGCCGCTGTCCGCAATCCCGAAGCCGGCGGATCCCCGATGATCCCGAAGGATGCCTTCGAGCAGGGCCGCGAGATCATGCGCCAACGCGCCGAAGCCATCGCCGCCGAAGGCTCCAAGCCTCGAGGCAGGGTCGGCACGTTCGTGTTCGGCAAGCAGCTCCCCGGCGAGGAGGCGCTCCCACTTCACACCCGCCTCCTGGCCGGCGTCGAGGAGCGTCTCCTGGCCCACGAGGTCCGTACCGAGCTGCGGACCACCGAGCGCGCCGCGCAGACCGCCGCGCGTGCCGCCAACAACAGCCCCATCGTCCGGGCGACCCTCGACGCTGCGGCGCTCCACATCCTGCCACTCGTCGACGGCGACGTCGTCAAGGCGACCCGCATCGCCGGCGACGAGATCACCGCACGCCTCACCGGGATCCACGAGTGGCAGCAGGCGCTCGGCATGAGTGACGAGACCGCCGTGGCTCGAGGGGTACGGCAGGAAGTCCTCCCGCCCGGTCTGCGGGACAACCCCGCCTTCGAGGCCGACATCGCCTACGCCACTGACCTGTGGAAGCGGCAGCGCATCGACGCTTTCCGCACGATCCAAGAGTCCCGCCTCGGCAACAAGGGCCTCCCGCTCGCTCTCGACGACACCCAGCCGATTCTGACCAAGGCCGAGCAGCGCATGTTCCGCAAGGCACAGAGCGAGTCGGGCCGCGCGCTTCGCATGGAGCCGGCCGTGATGCGTGAGCGCATGAAGGCTGAAGGCAAGGTTGCCTCTGACAACGACACCCTCGGCAAGCTCGGCGAGCGCCTCGGCCGGATCCAAGACGCGCAGGAAGCCATCAAGGGCACCTTCGACGCCAGCCGCTCCGGGCTCCCTGCCATTTGGGGCGCCGGCGAGAAGGCTGTCGCCAGCTGGGCCGAGCGGCGCGCGGCACTCATCGCCATGCTCAACGACCCCGAGAACCCCGGCTTCTCCTGGGACCCTCACACCGACTCGCTCGTCGTCGCACCGAACGAGCACGGCCGCTACGTCGTCAGCATCCTCCCTGGCGTCGAGGGCATCCCGAAGGCAGCCGTCACCCCCGAGCTGCTCGACGGGATCGCCAAGCACTACCAGGCCATGTTCGACGGCCACGCCAACGTCGTGCTCGGCGGCTGGGTCGACGACGCCGGCAAGGTCTACATCGAGCCGTCCGAGATCGTCCGGTCCCGCTCCGACGCCGTGCGTCTCGGCAACGCGCGCGCCCAGGACTCGGTCTACGACCTCGGCGCCAAGCGCCCTGAGGACGCCTTCATCAGCACCGAGTACGTCGGCCGCCCCGACATCAGCGGTGCCTTCATCAAGAACCACACCTTCCGTGACCGGCGCGCCCAGCAGCTCTACGCCGCCGTCGAGAGCGGCAAGCTCAAGAACCTGACGGCCCCACAGATTGACCAGATCATGGCGCTGCAGGACTCCATCGCCGTGCAGTGGGCGAAGACCCACGGCGACATTAGCCCCGACAGCTACTTCAAGCGCTTCGAGTACCAGGCGCGCGTCAAGCAGCCGAAGTCCCTGCCGACCACCGGCGTCCTGGCGCAGAACGTCATGCAGCTCGAGCCTGGCATGCCCCTGTACCACGAGATTGTCAACGCCGGCTACGACGTCGACAAGATGCTCCCCTGGTACTACCGGTCCCACGCCGCCATCGAGAAGTGGGGACGCGGCCGCACCGTCACGCTCCTCAACGGCCACCAGATGGACGCCGCCGACCTAGCCTACGAGCTGCTCGCCATCACCAGCGTCAGCGCCTCGCCAGCCACCAACCTCGGCAACACCCTCACCGGCATCGCCAACATCAAGCGATTCCTCGCCGGCAGCGGCACCCACATCGACGCGCTGAAGGAGATGATCGACGAGTTCGACCAGACCCCGATGAAGCGAGGCAGCGCCCAGGCCCCGTCGCTGCGCGCCGGCACCCGGCTGTTCAAGCATCTGGCGAAGGACACACACATGTACACCTCGAGCCAGTACGGGGTGTTCGAGATCCTCAGCGGTCACACCATCCACCCGTACGACGGATGGGACGGCTGGACGAACGACTACGTCCGCAGCCGGGGCGAGCTGTTCGGCGGCAACGCCAAGCGGCTCAGCGCCAAGCACGTCACCTCGCAGATGGTCGACGACATGATCCCGATGGCCGAGGCGCAGATCAAGGCCGGCGCCAAGGGCACCGTCGACGAGATCGCCCACGAGCTGGCCGTGCGTGAGTACCACGGCTCCGAGGCCCTCGCCAAGATCCTCAGCTTCCATGACAACCTCGCCAACCCCGAGACGTCGATGGGCGTCACCCTCGACAGCTGGATGGGTCGTGGCTTCGGTGAGGCCGACACGCATGTGTGGGACCGCGTCGGCAACTACCACGCCTTCGCTGAGAAGGTCCGCACGATGGCCGACGACATGAGCGCCGAACTGGGCCGCGACGTGAAGCCCCACGAGGTGCAGGCCCTGCTGTGGGGCTACATCAAGAGCGAGATCAGCCGGCAGAACGTCGGCATCGCCCTCGCCCACGGCTCCGACCTCATCGAGTCGATCCGTGACGGGAGCTGGACCCCACAGAACGACCCGTGGCAGGCGTACCTCGACCTGAACGCCGACCCGATGCGCGAGCGTCTCGCGTCCCTCGAAGCGAAGGCGAAGGAACGCCCACCGACCGTGGAACGTCAGGTGCCCGTCGTGCGCGGCGCGCAGACCGCCGAGCACGCTGCGGCCCTCGTCCCCGAGACCGAGCGGTACCTCACCCAAGTCACCGAGAGCGCCAGCGAGATCAAGGACTACCTGGCCGCCGTCGACAGTCACCGGTCCTGGCAGCGTGACATCGAAGCGATGCTCGCCGAGGGGGACAAGACCGGCGCGCTCGAGGAGGCCCACAAGCTCGTCAACGAGGAAGCCGCCGCCGTCCGAGACGAAGACTGGCGCGACTTCGCCGACATCATGGCCGACCCGACCCCCAAGGTGCGGGACGCCATCGACGCGCTCGACCCGTACGGCCTCGGTCTCCCCCAGGTGCTCGCCTCCACGCTCCACGAGAAGGTGCTCGGCCTCACCATCCTCGGCGGCGAGACCGACAAGATGATCGTGCGGCTGTTCCAAGACGCCGACTTCAGCACCCTCGTCCACGAGAACGCCCACGTCCTCCGCCAGATCATGAGCCCCGAAGACCTCAGCCGCCTCGAGCGGGCCTACGGCATCGAGGGCGGGAAGTGGACCCGGCAGCACGAGGAGCGGTTCGCCAACGACTTCGTCGGCTACCTCGCATCCGGGCACGCCCCCGGCAGCCACTGGCTCACCCCCATCTACGAGCAGCTCCGCCAGGTGCTCAACCAGTTCTGGCAGTACACCAAGGACGGGTTCGCTGGCAACCGTGCCGGCATCAACATCCCGCAGGGGACCCGCGAGCTGCTCGACACCTACCTCAACCCAGAGCAGCTCCCCACCGAGCTGACCCCCGGCTTCAAGGCACGCGAGATTCCGCCCGAGCCGCGCATGCTCGGCAAGGAAGCGCAGACTCCGCCCGAGGTCCCTGGTGCCACGCCCCGCCAGATGTACGCCCGAGGCGTCACGTCGGGCAAGGCGGCCGAGCGGTTCGCCGAGTCGGAGCGGCGCATGGACACCATCATCAAGCAGCGGGCCCAGCTCGTGCGGCAGCGGGACACCCTGAAGCAGTCGATCATCGACGGCACGCTGCCCCGTGCCCAGCGGCAGGCGATGCTGCAGGCCAGCGCCAAGCGCACCCTCGAGCGCTTCATGGACTCCGCCGAGATGCCGTCGGTGGCTCGTGTCCCAGCTCAGTGGCAGCCTCTCTGGAAGGCCACCAAGGACCTGATCGACGAAGGGAAGGACAACCCTGCCCTCGCCGCTGCCCTTGATGACCTTCCGCAGACCTTTACTGCCATGATCGCGCGTGCCGAGGAGCTGGGCATCGACCCGGTCCACGTCCGCAACTTCACGCAGAAGCAAGCCGAGCAGCTCGTCTACGGCTCCATGCGCCTCGGGCGACCCAACACGCCGCTCGGCAAGGAGGTCGAGGCTGGGACCCGCAAGGCCCGCGTGCTCTCCGACAAGACCGGGTACCGGTCCATAGAGTCGCTCGTCGCCGCCGTCAACGAGGTCACCTGGGAGGCCCGCACCAACGGGGTCGTCGACATGGTCGAGAAGCAGTGGGCACGCGAGGTCGGCCCCGACGGTGTCATCCCCGACGGCTGGGTCCCCTGGGGCCCCCGGCGCGCTGGCCTCGTCTCTGTCGACCCTGCCACCGCCGAGCGCTCCATCCAGGCCGGCGACCTCATCATCCCGAAGACCGTCGACGGTGTGCTCCGCCGCTGGACGAAGGACTACGCGCACCCGACCCTCACTGCAGCCTCGAAGATCACCAACCCGTGGAAGACCCTGGTGCTGACCCTGTCGCCCCGCTGGTACGTCCACCGTGTCTTCGGCAACATCGTCATGGCCGCCGTCGATGGCGCTCGGCTGCAGGACTTCGTGAAGGCGTGGAGGGGCTACAAGGCGGCCGAGCTGCCCGAGGGCATCCACGGCAACACCTTCGTCGACACCGGCGGCGAACGCAGCCTGTTCCCCCCGACCAAGGGCATCGCCGGCGTCAAGGAGGCGTTCAACAAGCGGGGCGTCACTGGTGCGTTCACCCACACCACCACGTCGCTTGGCGCCAGCCACGCGGTCATCGACGAGGTCGCGCGCGCCGCGGTCTACTTCAAGAACATCCGCAAGAACATGCCGCCCCCGCAGGCTCTCGACGCTGTCTACAAGGCGCTCGTCGACTACAACGACCTGTCTCCGTTCGAGCGTCAGGTCGTCAAGGCCGTCGTCCCGTTCTACCCGTGGATCAAGGGCCTCATGAAGATCGGGGCCCGGTTCCCCATCGACCACCCGCAGATGACCGCCATCGCCTTCTACCTCGACCGGCTCAACCAGGACCTCCAGGTCCAGCAGTTCGGCGTCGTGCTCCCCCACGGCTACCAGACGGTCATGAACATCCCGCTCCTCGGGGCCGTCAACACCCGCATCTTCAACCCGCTCATGGGTGCCGGCACGCTGGTCACCCCCGAGGGGATCGCCCAGTCGATCAACCCGTTCCTCGACATCGGGATCCGAGCTGGCCTGGACGCTCCCCGCCCCGGCACAGCGAAGCCTGGCATCGGAGAGTTCGGGCAGCGCGTCGAGAAGGTCGACCCGCTCAAGGCGCTCGCCGGCATTGGCATCGGGCTCCCCCAGTCGCAGGCTGTCTTCCCGTCCGGGCAGGGCGCCGACCAGCTCCACAACACGGCGAAGTTCCTCGGGCTGCCCCTCATGCCCGACTCGCAGATCAAGGCCCTCTCAGCCCGCACCCAGGCCACCCTGGGGCACCCGACAGCGCTCGGGGCGGGCAGTCGAGCCAAACGCAAGCCGCGGGCCGCTACGGTCCACACAGCGCCTCTGAGAGCATCTCGGCTCGTGCTGCCCAAGATCAAGGGTGTGCGCCGCTCGAACTTTCGACGCAGCATCGGCGTCACATCGACCGCGTCTCTCCTCAAGGGCATCAGGCGCTACAAGCCGAAGAAGGTCAAGGTCACGACCAAGCGAAGTCGAACAGGCGTTCGATAGAATCGCACCATGCACGAAGACACCGTTGTCGCCCTCATCGCCGCAGGAGGGATTCTGGCAGCTGCTCTCCCCGCCAGCATCATCGGCTACATGGGACTGAAGCAGTCGAAGGCCAACGGGGTCGACATCAGCACCGCCGCCACCCACGTTGACACCGGGAACGGCCGCTCGCTCGCCCAGTACGTCATGGATCTCGACGTGAAGGCCGACCGCACGGAGCGGAAGGTCGACCGTGGCGCGCGCCTCGCCAGGGACCACGACCGCCGAGACCGCAACGCTTTCGCCAGCCTCGGCGTCGAGATGGAGCCCCCAGCGTCCGAGCTGTAGGCTGAGGGCATGAGCAAGTACAGCAAGGCCGTCGCTGCGGCCATCGTGTCCACCGTCATCGTTCTCATCGCGCACTTCACCGGAGAGGCGTCCGACGCCAGCTTCGTTGCGAGCGCCCTCGTCCCCGTGCTCATCACGGCCGGCGTGGTCGTTGCGCCTGCGAACCGCTAGCGGAACCCCAGCGCCTCGGCCACGTCACGCTTCGTGACGAGGGCCTCAGCGACACGCTCGTCGATGGTCTCGTGGGCCACGACGTGGTAGACGACGACGTCGTTCTCCTGGCCGCTGCGTCGCACCCGGCCGACCGCCTGGTCGTAGCCCTTCGGGTTCCAGGGGCGGTCGACCAGCACGAGGATCCGGGCGACCTGTAGCCCGTCGACGGACTCGCCGAGGGACCCGAGGGTCCCGACGAGCACGCGGGTCTTGCCCTGTATGAAATCCTCCAGAGCTTGGGGTGACCTCTCAGTGCCACCGTGGTAGGCGACGGCCGGGACCTTCCGCTGGGTGAGCTGCTCGACGAGCCGGTCGCATGTCGCCTGGAAGGCGCACATGACGACGACCTGCTCGGAGATGTCGCCGACCAGCTCGGCCGCTGCGAGCACCTTGGCGCCGGCGCCGACCTCGGCGAACACGCTCGACCAGTCGGAGGTGAGCTGGCGGAGCCGAGTGATCTTGCTCACCTCGTTCAGTGCGATGATCTGCTCGCCGTCCAGCTCGGTGACGTACTTCCGCTTCAGCTCCTGGTAGTGCCGGCGCTCCTGGGGTGACAGCTCGACGGCGAGGATCTCCTCGGTGGGGGTCGAGATGTCGGGCAGCAGCTCGCTGATGGGGCGCTGCATGAGGACAGGCTCGAGCTGGGCCCGGATCTGCTCGTCGGCGCCGGGCAGAAGACCCTTCACCAGCTCGACGGGCCGCTGGAGCTTCCCACCGAAGTCGGTGACGTTGGTGGTGCAGTGCTGGTGGACCCACCGCCAGTAGCTGCTGTACGTCTTCCGGTCGATCAGGTTGAACAGGGACCAGAGATCGTCGGCCTCGTTGACCATCGGGGTGGCGGTGACGAGGAGCAGCTTGTCGGCGTACCCGGCGAGCTGGCGGAACGCCTTGGTGGTCTTGGCGTTGCGGTTGACGAGCCGGTGGGCCTCGTCGGCGACGAGGGCGTCGGCACCGACGTCGTAGATGTTGTCGATGTCGGAGCGCATGGACTCGTACCCGACGACGCAGATCCCACCTCGGCGGGCCCACTCCTTGTAGGCGGCCAGCCGGGTCGCCGGCACGCCGTAGGCGATGTGGGTGGTGACCTCGAGCTGGTCACGGATCGTGCGCTGCCAGTTGAGGATCCCGGCGCCCTGAAGCACGGGCACGACGATGAGGGTGTTGGCTGGCTTCCAGCGTCGGATGACCTCGAGGGTCCCGATGGTCTTGCCGGTGCCGGGCCCGTCGGCGTAGATGGCCCGGCCGGCAGCGGCGAGGAAGTCGACGGCCTCCTCTTGGTACGGGCGGAGTGCCTTCATGAGTTACGACTCACCCCCAGGCTCAGGGAGGCGCAGGACGAATCGTGCGGCTCTGCCCGTGATGTGCGTGTCGATGGGTACGAGCACGCCCCGTTCCTTGAGCATTTCGACCATCACTAGCGAGTCGGGTACTCGCATCGACCTGACCTCAGCACCGCTCAGCAACGCACGCAGCAGCGGGCGGCCTTCGTCGCTGAGCAGAGCGTCGAGGACTCCCGCCGCCTCGTCAGGGTCGAGCAGGACAGCCGTGCGGAAGATCAGTTCGATGAGTTGCTCACGCATGGTCATAACTCCCCCAGGAAGCCTCAAGTGTGCATCTCTGATCGCCCGCAACGACTTGACGATGCGCTCCGCTTCCTCGGCGTGTCGCTTCAATGAGCCCGTGACAGCCAAGACTTCAAGCCCGTCGTATACGACGTACGCCCCGTTGTACTGGTTGTTGCTGGCAAGCCAGTCCCAACGGATCGGATCTTCTTTGTCGGTCGGTGGCTCGTTCACGACTCACCCCCAGGAAGCACGATGCTCCACCGCTCAATGGTCTTTGACCCGAACGGTACGAGCGCGCCCTTGTCACGGAGGTACTCGACCATCCACTCAACGTCACACTCAAGGTCTGTCTCCATGAGGTGCCGCATCACACCTTCACGCCACTCGGGGCCTGTCTCGGGCGCTGGCACGGCATCATTGGCTTCCCAAATCAGATCCTGCATCAGCGGCCTTCCAGCGTCGGAGAGTAGAGCGTCGAGCACGAAACCTTCCCACGCCATTGGCTCAGGACACTCTTCACCCGCCAGGCGTATTAGGACGATGAGTTGCTCGCGGGCGGTCATGGCTTGGTCTCCCCAGGAAGCCAGCGGACCTTCTGCTTCAAGAGCATCCGCCTCCGCAGTGTCAGGGCCTTGCCGTGGCGATGAAGGGCGACTCGTACTGCTCGGGCTTCCGTCGCACAATTCGCTGAAGCGGTGGCTTCGGGAGTCTCCACCGTCGCCTTGTAGTCACTCACTTCCCACCCACCACAATCCTCAACCGTCACGGTGTACGTACGGATGGTCACGACTCACCCCCAGGCAGCCGAACGGACCAGCAAGTGCGATGCCCCATGTGCTCACCTTGTACGAGCACGCCCCGTTCCTTGAGGTACTCGACCAGATTCGCCAGAGCGCCTCGGTCTGTTTCGTACCAGTGCCGCGACAGCAGCGACCAGAGCAGCGGTCGGCCAGCGTCGCT